CGCCAAGGCCGAGCTATTTACGCTAAAGGCTACAAGAAAAACAAGAAATGAAATACCCACGACGAGTCCAAGTACAAGGTCAACGTGTTTTAGTTAAGAATCCGCAGGAAGAAAGGGAGCTGTTAGAGCGCAGTAAATCGCAAACAAGCGATGAAGCTAAGTTAGCCAATGCGTTAGGTGATGAGAACTTAGGTTTATTAATCACTCGCAAAACCAAACGTATTGATAACCGATTGGCTGGTTCGAGCAAAATGCGCGCTGATTCCTGGCAAAAGAAGTTATTAGATGATGATGAGTTATTTTTATTACTGTAGGAGATAAGGGTGGCTAAGCCAGGTTTATATTCAAATATTCACGCAAAACGCGAAAGAATTAAAAAAGGTTCTGGCGAAACAATGAGGAAGCCTGGCACAAAAGGCGCTCCAACAGCTAAATCATTTAAAAAAGCTGCAAAAACAGTTAAAAAGAAAAAAAGGAAGTAATCATGCCAATGGGAAAAGGAACGTACGGCAATGTTAAAGGCCGGCCGCCAGTAAAGTCTAAACCGAAACCAACAGGTCGCAAAACACCAAAAGCAAAACCTAGAAAAAAATAATGGCTTTAACAATACGACAGAAAAATGCTTTAGCACGCCATAAAGAACATCATACTGCTAAACATATGACCGAAATGCGTAAAGCCATGCGCAAGGGAAAGACGTTTACCGAGTCCCATAAGATTGCGATGAAAAAAGTAGGCAAGTAATGGCTGAGTATCGAGGCCGGACGGTTACGTTAAACAAGCCAAGAAGATTACGCCAAGGCGACGTTAGTTACGGCAGAAAGAAAAGCGAAGTATTTGTGCAGGAAGGTGGGAAGGTACGCCGGGTAACATTTGGCGATCCTAATATGCGGATTAAAAAAGACCAACCTGGACGCAGAAGTAATTTTAGAGCTAGGCATAACTGCGCAACACCTGGGCCAAAGACTAAGGCTAGGTATTGGAGCTGTAAAGCCTGGTGATGTTCCACGTGGATCGTTAGCGAGAGTTAATAGGTCTACAATCTATCGTGGTGAGAGCCAATATGAATAAAATCAAAGACTTGGCGTTATGAAAGTAGACGCTATAAAAGAGATTGAAGTCGAGCAGTTAATACCGTATTCCAATAACGCCAGAACACACTCTGACGATCAGGTTGCGCAGATAGCGGCAAGCATTAAAGAGTTTGGCTTTACTAACCCGGTGCTAGTGGATGGGGATAACGGAATCATCGCTGGTCATGGTCGAGTACAAGCGGCGCGTAAGTTACAGCTTAAAAGCGTGCCGACTATTGATCTAAGTTATCTCACGCCAGTACAGCGTAAAGCGTACATCTTAGCTGACAACAAACTAAGCCTAAACGCTGGCTGGGACGTTGAGCTATTACAGGGTGAGTTGGCTGGCTTAGACGCGCTAGAGTTTGACCTGTCGTTGACAGGCTTTAGTGATAGCGAGTTGGCAGGGTTTTTAGATACGAATGAAGGGCTAACCGATCCCGATGATGTGCCTGACGTTCCTGATGAGCCGACCGCTTGTTTAGGTGATGTGTGGATATTAGGGCGACATCGTTTAGTTTGCGGCGACAGCACAGACGCGGATGTTGTGGCTAAGTGCTTAAACGGCGTAGAGCCGCATTTAATGGTAACCGATCCTCCGTATGGCGTTGAGTATGATGCTAGCTGGAGAAACAATGCAAAAAGACCCGATGGGAAATTTTATGGTGCTTTTGCTGTTGGCGAAGTAACAAACGACAATCAAGCTGACTGGTCGGAAGCCTGGGCGCTGTTCCCTGGGGACGTGGCGTATGTGTGGCACGCTGATAAAAAAGCGCATATTGTCGCTAATAGCTTAATTGATAACGGCTTTAACATACGCGCACAAATTATATGGGCTAAAAACAATATGGTGATTGGGCGTGGTGATTACCATCCCAAACATGAACCTTGCTGGTACGCGGTAAAAGACAAAAAGACAGGTCATTACGTTGGAGGTCGCAAGCAAACAACGATCTGGGATATTAGCAAGCCAATGAAAAGCGAAACAGGACACAGCACGCAAAAGCCTGTCGAGTGCATGAAACGTCCTATTGAAAACAACTCATCGCCTGGTCAGGCAGTATATGAACCGTTTAGCGGTAGCGGAACAACAATTATAGCCGCTGAGATGACAGGACGTGTTGCACACGCTATTGAGCTAAACCCTGCTTACGTCGATGTGGCGGTCAAGCGCTGGGAAGATTTTACAAGCGAGGTGGCACAGCGTGGTTAATAAAGTATTTGATCCAACTGATGAACAACGTAAAAGCGTTGAAGCGATGGCTGGCTACGGCATCCCTGTTGAGGACATGGCTAAAATGGTCATTAATCCCAATACAGGCGAAGCGGTATGTAAGGCCACGATGTATAACAAGTTTAAGAACGAGCTATCGGTCGGCATGACAAAAGCTAACGCAAAGATAGCCGAATCGCTGTACCGACAAGCCACCGGCGGCAATACAACAGCCGCTATATGGTGGTCTAAAGCACGTATGGGCTGGAAAGAAACGCAAAAGCAAGAAGTGGACGGCGGGATTACGGTTAAATGGTTAGATGGCAATAGTTGAGATCCCTTACAGCCCTCGACCATTACAACGCGAAGCCCACAACAACCCAGCACGTTTTAAATTATTAGTTTGCCATCGACGCTTCGGCAAGACCGTATTCGCGGTTAATGAGCTGATTAAAGCAGCTTGCACCAGCACAAAAGAAAACCCAAGGTTTGCGTATATTGCTCCCTTATACCGCCAGGCTAAGAGTGTTGCCTGGGATATGGTTAAAACATTCTCCCGACCTATCCCTGGCATCAAGTACAACGAAGCCGAGTTAAGGGCAGACTTTCCTAATGGCGCACGCATTAGCTTATACGGTGGTGATTCGCCGGATACGTTGCGAGGCATTTATCTCGATGATTGCGTGATGGATGAATACGCGCAGATGTCAGAACGGCTATGGCCAGAAGTAATTAGGCCAGCGTTAGCTGATAGGAAAGGTGGTGCCATCTTTATTGGTACGCCAATGGGACACAATGCGTTCTACGACATGTATCAGGATGTTAAAGACGATTCTGATTGGTACGTCAAACTGCATAAAGCCAGTGATACTGGATATGTTGAGCAGGATGAATTAAACGCCGCTAAAAAAGCGATGTCCGAAGAACAATACCGACAAGAGTTTGAGTGTTCCTGGCAAGCGGCGGTCATGGGTTCTTATTACGGTCGATTGCTTGAGGAAGCGGAATCAGAAAACCGTATAGGCAAAGTGGCTCACGATACCGCGTTAGAAGTTGAAACCTGGTGGGACTTAGGTATTGGCGACAGTACAGCTATTTGGTTTGCTCAACGTGTTGGCACTGAGGTGCGATTGATTGATTACTACGAGAACTCAGGCGAGCCGTTAAGCCACTACACGCAATTACTTGATGACAAGCGACAAGGCGGCTATCAGTATTCGCACCATGTCTTTCCGCATGATGTTAAAGCCAGGTCGTTAGACACAGGCAAAACACGAGTCCAAACATTGCAGACGTTGGGCATAGAGCCGCACGTTATGGCGGCAGATAGAGTTGAGGATGGCATCGAGGCAGTACGCCGGATGCTCAAGAATTGCTGGTTTGATGAGTTGCGGTGTAAGCGCGGTTTAGATGCGTTACGCCAGTATCGAGCCGAGTACGACGACAAGAACAGAACATTCAGATTGAAACCGAAGCACGATTGGGCGTCTCACGCCGCTGATTCGTTTCGCTATGGTGCGATGTTTAAAGCACCGAATATTAGTTGGCAGCCGTTGGATTACGGCGAACAAGGAATAGTTTAATGGCTAAAGCACAACCAGTAACCGACGACCAGATTGCGGCGATATGTCGATCAGAGATGGACAACGCGGCAGGGCGTGATGGTGGTGATATATCAAACGAGCGTGCAGAAGCGCTAGATTACTATTACGGCGAGCCTTATGGAAACGAGGTCGAAGGTCGTTCTAGTGTTGTAACACGCGAAGTAATGGAAACGGTCGAGTGGATGTTGCCGTCTCTGGTCCGCATATTCACTGATGTAGATAACATGGTGCAGTTTGATCCGGTCAACGGCGACGACATTGAGCAGGCTAAGATTGAAACCGAGGTGGTCAATCACGTTTTCTGGAAACAGAATCGCGGCTTCTACAACACCTATACCATGCTTAAAGATGCCTTACTGTCTAAGACCGGCATATTAAAAATATATTGGGATGATACGCCGGAAGAATCAAAAGAAAGTTACACCGGCTTAGATGAGATCCAGTTAGGCCAGTTGATGATGGATCCCAACGTCGAGCGCGAGCTGTTAGAAATTGAGGAAGGCGAGCAAGGGTACGATTGTACTTTTAAAGAAACAACCTCAAAAGGCAGGATACGGATTGAGCCTGTACCGCCAGAAGAATTTGGTATAGCCCGTTATGCCAGAAGCCCTTACGCCGAGGACACTAACTTCTGTTATCACAGAACAGAAAAATCGTTTACTGAATTAGTGCAGATGGGTTATGACATCGACACTATCCGCAGTCTGCCGTATGACGACGACGTATTGACGCCGGAAGAATTAGCCAGGCGCAATGATACC